TGACTACAACACCAGCAAATGGGCTCGCAAAGAAAGCGCACTGACTGCGGAAGAACAGGCAGCCATTGAGAAGCATGGTCTGTTTGATCTCAGCACGTTCCTGCCCAAGCGTCCCACTGACGTGGAACTGCGGGTGATCAAGGAAATGTTTGAGGCCAGTGTGGATGGTCAGGCCTACGACTCGGATCGTTGGAGTCAATACTTCCGTCCCGCAGGCGTGACGGCACCTGGAGCCAGCAAGGACTCCGAAGCCGCCGTTGACGCTGCCAGTGAAGCGGCTCCAACGGCCAAGGTCACGGCCAAGCCCGCAGCGGCGCCGGTTCGGGAAGAAGGCGATGAGTCCGACACTCCTGCGGCCAGCCAGCCGGTCCAAAAGCCCGAGGCCAAGAGCCAGAGCGCCCAGGACATCCTGGCCATGATCCGTAGTCGCCAGAAACAGGCGTGATAAACAAGGGTGGGGTTCGCCCCACCCTTCTTTTTACTTTACAGGATAATCTATGGCCAAGCCCTTTGACGTATCAAAATTCCGCAAGGAAATAACCAAATCAATCGATGGACTAAGCATCGGTTTCAATGATCCCACTGACTGGATCAGCACAGGCAACTATACCCTGAACTATCTGATCTCAGGTGACTTCCACCGTGGCGTGCCCCTGGGCAAGGTCACTGTGTTCGCCGGGGAATCAGGCGCGGGCAAGAGCTACATCTGCTCGGGCAATATCATCAAGAATGCCCAGGCGCAGGGTATCTTTGTGGTACTGGTTGACTCGGAGAACGCGCTGGACGAAGCCTGGCTGCATGCCCTGGGCGTGGACACGGACGAGAGCAAGATGCTCAAGCTGAGCATGGCCATGATCGATGATGTGGCCAAAACTATCAGTACATTCATGCAGGATTACAAGACACTGAATGCCGGTGAACGTCCCAAGGTCTTGTTCGTGATCGATAGTCTGGGCATGTTACTCACGCCCACGGACATCAACCAGTTTGAAGCTGGAGACATGAAAGGTGATCTAGGTCGCAAGCCCAAGGCGCTTACCGCGTTGGTGCGCAACTGTGTGAACATGTTTGGCAGCTACAATGTGGGCATGGTCTGTACCAACCACACCTACGCCAGCCAGGACATGTTTGATCCCGACGACAAGATTTCAGGCGGACAGGGCTTTATCTATGCATCCAGTATCGTGGTAGCCATGAAGAAACTCAAACTCAAAGAGGACGAAGATGGCAACAAGATTTCGGACGTGATGGGTATCCGGGCCGCTTGCAAGGTCATGAAAACACGCTACGCCAAGCCTTTTGAGTCGGTGCAGGTCAAGATTCCCTACGAAACCGGAATGAACCCCTATTCGGGTCTAGTGGACATGGCCGAGAAGAAAGGACTGCTCAAGAAAGATGGCAATCGACTGCTGTTTACCGGTAGTGATGGCTCGCAAATCAAACTGTATCGCCGTGAATGGGAAGCCAATCAAGACGGCAGCCTGGACCGCGTCATGGCCGACTTCCAAAATCTCACTTCTGAGGTAAGTAACTCTGACCCAACCTCAGAGGAGAATCAGGAATGACAGAAACAGTTCACACGGCCTATGATATCTGGCAAGAACTGCGTCACTACATCAATCAACCCGACCAGCAGGAAGCAGCCGAAACCCTGCTGGGGATTCTGATTGACCGTGACTGCGAGCTAGGTAACATACGTGAAGTTTTTGCCGGTGATTCAGTTATGAAGCGTGCCATGGCAGAATACCTTGACAACTACGGTGACATGGATTCTGACGAATACGACGATTCTGACGACGAAGAAAACTGGTAAAACATGTGGTATAGCCGCATACAGGCCGGCCTTGGTGCTGTGCCGGACTTTATCGAGCACTACAATCGTGAGCTTGAGGACGCCCGGCGCGATTGCCGCATCGCGGGCGTGGTAGAAACCAACCTCAAAGAGCTGCCCGGGGTAACTGAGCACCGTTTCAATCAGCTGCAAGAGATCGAAGCGATCCTCAACTATCTCAACATCCAGCTGAGAAAGATCCGTCGCCGACATTTCCAAAAGTACCTGGAAGGCTATGCCCGCGCACTCAGCAGCCGTGACGCCGAAAAGTATGTGGATGGTGAGGAAGAAGTGGTAGACTTTGAAACCATCATCAACGAAGTGGCCCTACTCCGTAATCGCTGGCTGGGCATAATGAAGGCCCTGGAAAGCAAGAACTTCATGCTGGGACACCTCATACGACTCAAGGTAGCCGGCATGGAAGATTACAACCTCTAATTCAAACAGGATACATACAAATTCGGGAGGATGTATGAAACGTACCGCATTTGTAACTGGCATAACCGGGCAAGATGCACCCTACCTTGCCCGGTTTCTTTTGGAAAAAGACTACCGTGTTTACGGTCTGATCAAACGCTACAGCAACCCCAACCTGGACAATCTGCGTTGGTTGGGCATCGAAAACAACATAGAACTGATCACCGGTGACATAACCGACGACGGTTGCATGAATCATCTCATGCGCAGCCTGCGACCCAATGAAGTATACAATCTAGCGGCCCAGAGCTTTGTGGGAATCAGTTGGGACCTCAACAAGTTGACCACAGAGGTCAACTGCATGGGCCCTCTCAACTTGCTCAATGCCATACGCATGCACTCGGCAGAATCGCGTTTTTATCAGGCTTCTACATCCGAGATGTTTGGTAACAGCACCGGCGGGCAACAGGACGAGCACACTCCGTTCCATCCACGCAGCCCTTATGGCGTGAGCAAGCTCTACAGCCACTGGATGACCGTAAACTTCCGGGAGAGCTATGGACTCTATGCCTGTTCGGGAATCTTGTTCAATCACGAATCACCCCTGCGTGGTCGTGAATTTGTCACACGCAAGATCACCGATGGTGTGGCACGCATCAAATTGGGACTGAGCAGGACTCTTACACTAGGCAACCTAGATGCACAGCGAGACTGGGGCTTTGCTGGAGATTTCGTCCGGGCCATGTGGATGATGTTGCAACAGCCTGAAGCCCAGGACTATGTGATCGCCACCGGCAAACAGCACAGCATACGAGAGTTTATGAACATAGCTTTTTCGCATGTGGGACTACCGCACTGGAGCCAATATGTCACATCTGATCCCAGGTTCAAGCGTCCAGCTGAGCTGCACAGTCTTTGTGGCAACAGCACTCGTGCCCGCGAGATACTGGGTTGGCAGCCCGAGTTCACTTTTGAACGCATGGTAGCCGACATGGTAGACGCAGATCTAGATCGAATCAAGACTTCGGAGCAGACGTTCTAGGGGATAACCCGTGGCGATTTCTGGACAGGTCCATTCGGTGTGGCACACATCTATCAACCATTTGGATCGATCGGGTCTTGAGGGCGTTTCTATCTGGGCCAGATCTAGATTGGCCACGGGCGCTGCCAGGCTGGTATCGCCTACGAAGGCCGGCACTCCTCGCAGCACGGCCTGCACTCCCGGCCCCGAGTTCCAGTTGATCACGGCCCAGGCACCAGACAACACCTGATCAAAATCAAAGTCATCATAGGTATTGGCCACAGGCCGGCACACGCTTTCACCGACACCGTAGGGCACACTGATACGTTGACGTGGATGGCATCTCACGGTGATCGATCTGCTGGTGTGATCTCGAACACAATCTATGGTTTGATTTAGCCATTGGGTGACAGGTGGTTGGTCTCGCCACTGGTGGCTGTCTGATCTCTGGAGACAGATCACGATATCGCGTCCCTGATCACGCCAGGGGTCCAGCTGGATGCCTAACTGGGTTGGTCGATTGGGGTCAAGTCCTTGCCCCCAGATCGCTTCGCCTCCAGTACCATTGATGCCTAGTTTCCAGGTGCGTCCACGATCCAGCATGCCCACTTCGGCCACTATGACCGGACGTCCTGAATCACGGAACAGCTTCCATACGTCACGATTGGCCCGCATGCGCCCGGCCCAGAGCACGCTCCATATTATGGCCACATCGGCCTGGGTGTCCTGGCTGGCATGCTGCATACCCAGCCTGTCCAGTCCTTGCCTCAGGGCCTGCCACACAGGTGTGCTGTTTCGAGCAGCCTGTTTATCAAATAGTCCAAATCGCATACAGTAAATATAGTTATGCGCTCAATTGACGTTGTAACCACTTTCCATGAGGCCGGCTATCAACAGTATGCCAGTCGCATGATCGATACCTTCCTGCAACAGTGGCCCAAAACCATCCAGCTGCATGTGTATGCCGAGGACTGCGTGGTCACGCAGAAAGCCCCCAACCTACATGTGCACGACCTGCATGCTGAAGTTCCGGCCCTGGTCAAATTCAAACAACAGTGGGGATCAGACCCCCGTGCCCGTGGTCTAGTGGCGACCGGTCCCGTAGACCGTAAAGGCAAGGCGCCGGGTCTGGGATTCCGCTGGGACGCCATACGTTTCAGTCACAAGGTCTATGCAGTATGCCACAATGCCCAGCGCACTACCGCCGACATCCAGTACTGGATGGATGCTGACATGGTGTGTCATAGTCCTATTCGCCAGGACTTTATAGAGCAACAGATACCCCCAGACACCGGCATCGCGTTCCTGGGGCGCGAGCGCAAGTTTACCGAGTGCGGACTCTATGCCTTGAATCTCAGAGATCCGGTCACGCAGGAGTTTGTCAGGCAGTTCCAGTTGGCCTATGATCAAGGAACCATTTTTGACATGTCCGAATGGAACGACTGCTGGGTGTTTGATCGTGTGCGCGAGCAGATCCAGCTCAAGAATCCAGCCTGGAAGCAATGGAACTGGAGCCAGGGTATCATCCGCGGTGAGGGTCATCCCTTGATCAACACGGTCTGGGGCAACTATCTGGATCATCTCAAGGGTGCCCGCAAAGACACCGGACGCAGCCGCGCACGTGATCTAGTGGTACGCACCCAACATCGTTACTGGACTCAACCGTGAAAAATTATATTTTTGTAGAAACCCTGGGACCCTTGATACACCAATATCACCCCCGCATCATCGTAGAAACTGGCACGCACAGTGGTCGCAGCGGCCACTATATGGTCACAGAAGCTCTCAAGCACCATCCCGATGTGGAGTACCACGGATATGACCTATTTGACATGGCCACGGATCAGACACACCAGACCGAGATCAACGGCAAGGGCGTGGGCAACTACGACAAGGCCCAGAGCAAGTTCCAGAGAGTGGCCCGGGAGCATCCAGAGTTTCGTTGGACGCTCACACGTGGGTTTACCACCGAGAGTTTTGTCACGCCCATCCGTGCTGATCTGGCCTATATCGATGGTGGGCACAGCACAGAAACAGTTCTCCACGATTTCAGCATGGTTAGAACTAGCGGCATCGTGGTGTTTGATGACTACGACATGACCAGCGTACAAGAAGCACTGAGACAAGCAGGAATCGATCAAGCAATCACGGTGCATCGGGGACTAAAACACTGGCAGGCAATCTGGATCAATCAATGACGTCTATTGCCGCAGTGACCACCATGGATCAGCGTTATTATGATCTTATTGGGCATCGCATGCTGGATACCTACATACGCTATTGGCCACAGCAGTGCAATCTCTATGTATATACTGAAGGATTTGATTTGCCTGTGAGTGCTCCCAATGTGCACAGCATAGATCTCTATGGTGCTGTAGGAGATCGGCTACAAAGCTATCTCGATTGGCGAGGACAACACTACACACGCAAGTTCGCTTTCAAGGCCTATGCCTGGATCAGGGCCATGGAAACTCTGTCACAAGATCGATTGTTCTACCTGGATGCCGACATAGAAACCAAGCAGCCTGTACCTCTACAGTTTCTGGAATCTTTGATTCCCGATAATACGCTGCTGGCCTACATGTATGCGCGTGCCACAGGT